CCTACCAGCTCGGGGCAAGTGTAGGTCTCATCAGGCACAATGGTTCGCGTATCAATAATCAGGTTTGATGCCCCTGCTGACCCAGACACAGTTACCAAGTTGCAACTGAAAGTTACATTATTGCCACTGGTATTGGTCACCGTGAACTTGTCAATGATTGCCTTGACATTCGTTGCAGTGTATTGGGTGGTTTGTGCGTTTTCTGCCTGTTTCGCAGGGATTAGCACCTTTACTGTTACGGTCATTTATTGAACTCCTTGTACGTTATCTGAAACTGTCAGAATGATAGACGGGACGGATGGGTAAAAAGCAGATGCTGGAAATGCCTCGGCTTGCACACTGAGATCATCAACTGCAAACATAATTTCAACATAATCGTTTGCCTTCAGATTGAAAAAATATCCAACCGTAGCAAGTTGTTCAGCGTTATTTCCCTGTAATCTTACTTGACTATTGCTATCTGGCACATCAACCCCATTAATTCGAGGCCAAACCCAAAAAATACCAACACCACCACTGGTTTTGTCTAATTGAATGCTGAATAAAAAATTGTAGATGTTTGGTGTGTCAACATAAATTCTTGATGTTGGTGAACCAAGATACACGCCTTGACTTTCATCTGTGTTGTTAAATGTAAACGCCTTTGGTGTATTAATTACAGTAGCAATTTGCGTAGTCGTATCGTAAAACTGACCATATCGACTGCGCTTGAACTCCCTTGGCGGCGGGGTCATCTGCAAGCCTTCAACAACCTTGTTCAGTTTGTCCACCAATTCCAAAGCCTGATTTGCCCTGTTTTCTGCCAGTGCTGCGTTCACTGCTGATTGTTGCGCTAAAGCCGAAATTTGAGCCAATGCCTCGTTTGCGGTAGCTGCAGCATTGTCAGCTTGAAACTCAAAGTCAGTTCCGACAATTACTTGCAGTTGGTCAACCGTGGAAAACAATAATTCAAACTGACGAATCTGTTGCTGGTCGGTCAGGAACGCCGCAAGCTGGTCGCGGGTTAGATTCAGCTTTCGGGAAATGGGTGCGGTTGCCATCAGTACGCCAATGGCTCAATCTGAGCCTCAAGTCTGATAAAGGACACATGAGCATCACTGTCGCCACGGAAACGCTGAATGCGCCAGTTCCGCATATGACCTTGCTGAAACCATGCAAGACGCTTTTTGGTGTTGCCAATCGTGCCAACTGAGATAAACTTTTCTTGGCTGTATGACTTGCCATCTAAAGAATAGCTGGTGCTGATTTGCGGGTTCTTGCCAAGGGCAATGCTACCCGTCAGGCTGACCAGCTCCAGCTCGTTAAAGATTGCCCCATTGCTTTCGTTGTAAACAATTAAAGTGCCAAACTCCCAGCGCACTTGTTGACCCCAGTGATGGCCTGTATCTTGCACCAGATAGCCAATGTTGCTTGATTGCGGGTCGCCCACCAGCCACTTATCGTAAACCCAAACCATGTTGCGAGCACGATATTGAGCCAAACCTGACAGTGTGCTCACTAAAATAAACCATACAGGGGTTTGCAAAGCCTCGGATGCGGCTGCATCATAGACTAGGGTCTGGTCAGGCAGATGCACATAAAGGTGCTGGTGGCTCTTGTCGTTTCTGGCCTCTAGCTTGACCAAGGCCAACTGCTCCTCGGTGTACTGAAGCAGGATATTGTCAACCTCTTGTGTACTGACTTTTTGGGTGGTCGCTGCTGCACCAATGTAGATGCTTGGGGCTTCGTTCCTGCCGCTACCTAAAAAGGCAATGCGCTCAATGAAAACGCAGCAGGCTTGAGTTCCGACAACACCCTTTTGTATCTGCGCTCCGTCAATTCTTGCAAACGGAAACAGCTCTCCACCCACGTTATCGAACACTTCAATGGTGTTTCTGTTCAGCGCATAGACCTCGTTTCGCAGCTTAAGCAAAGCCACTACGGGGTCAGGGTCAACCTCTGAACTTCCGTATTTCAGCGGGTTAACTTGGGTGGGGTCTGACAGCTCAGTGACCACCAAAAACTCGCCATCGGTGGTCATAAAGTAACCATCCACCCAGCAGAAGTCAAGCACCACGCCAAGGTCAGGGTCTGTTACTTGCGTAAGGGTTGTGCCACTCCAGTAATACAGCCGCCCACCCGAGGCAATTGCCAATAGGTCAAAGCTGTAATCAAATGTTACAAGTTGGTCTGTTGGCCCACCCACATCACCCAAAGTGGTCACAGTGCCAGTGCTGGATACTTCTACCAGCTTTGTACCCATGACCCGATAACAGTCGCCTTGCCAGTTGATGCCGCCACGATCAATGCCTGGCCCAGTCCCGTTAGCAACAATTCCATCACTAGGTCTTAAAAAGCCATTGCTGATGCCCGATACCTTAGGCACAGGCACAAGGTTCACTGGATACGATGTACGCAGCTCTGGAGTGTTGTCGGTGTAAATACCGTTAAGGATAGGTATTTGCATTACTACTTCGCCTTGTTTCTAGCTGAGATTTTCTTTGCTTTGGCTTGTGCATCAGCCTTAGACGATGCGCCCCATGCCCTCAAACTTAACAGTAATCTAGTAGGTTCACCGTCTTTGTATTCAGGGCCAGCGTTGCCGCCCATACGGGCCAAGAACGATGCCCTGCGTGGGTTATCACCAGACTTGACGGGAGGCCTCAAATTCATGCCTTCAGCCTTTGCAGCAGCCCGACCCTTGGCGTTAAGACCGCCACGGGGATTCTGTCCTTCTTTGCGAGCATAGGCGGGAGTTTTCATCTAAAGCCCTTGATCTTTTCAGCAATCTTTTTAGGCTTGGTTGCCATCAAGCAACTACCGCACCACGGAACCCAACAACCCACCAGTCCGTACCAGCAAACTGGAGAGTTACAGAATCGCCAATGGCATTAAAAGTGATTGTGGTTGCGCTGCCAAGATTCGTGGGTGTCAAAACACCAGTATCACCACCAGCGGCTTCTGCAACATAAATAACTGTCTTGATCTGTCCTTGTGCGCCATCTGCAAGTGTTAAAGCATTGCCAGCAGCAGTCGAAGTGAAAGCAGTAGCAAGGCTGGTGATATTCACTGCACCTGGACCACTCAATGCCTGAACTGTTGCTGATGCTCCAGTACCACCATTTGCGACTGGCAAAGCACCAGTCACGCCAGTTGTTAACGGTAATCCAGTGCATAAGGTAAGCACTCCAGATGTCGGTGTGCCAAGAAGTGGGGCTATCAATGTGGGCGTATTCGCAAATACATTTGCCCCTGTGCCAGTTTCATCAGTCAGGACTGCCGCCAAGTTTGCGCTTGATGGGGTTGTCAAAAAGGTTGCTACATTTGCTGCTAAACCAGAAACGCCAGTTGCAATCGGCAATCCTGTGCAATTGGTCAATGTCCCCGAAGTCGGTACGCCTAAAATTGGCGAAAGCAATGTCGGGGTGTTATTGAACACCAAGACTCCTGTGCCAGTCTCATCGGTCATTGCTGCACGCAGATTGGCACTTGAAGGCACAGCCAAAAATGCCTGTACGTTTGCGCCATAAACGGCATCAGCGTTGATCTGATACCAAGAATTAGTTGGCTGGTAGAAGCGCAAAGCGGTTGCAGTACCAACACCCAAAAACGATACAGTGCCATAAATAGCAGATGCGCCATTAAGGGCAATCGTCAGCGATGTAATCTCTTGGGTGGTGGTAATCAGCACCGAAGTTCCGTCAGGCACACCAGTGTTCAAAGGCAAAGTGATCGTGCCCGTTGCCAGCGTTCCAGCGGGTTGCAAAAGCATCCATTGGTCATTGCTGACAGGGGTTGGGACAGTAATGTTAAACCCAGAACCTGGCACGTAAAGATTCACAGACAGCGTTGGCGATGCAAAACTTTGCTGGAAAAACGTCAGCAAACTGCCAATCGAGGTGCGTCTTGCATCACCGTTGTTTGGGGAATAAACGGGTAACTGGTCTCCACTGGAGATAACGTTTAAGACGGGCAGTTGGTTAATTGTAGGCATGATTGTCCTTAGTAATATTCAAGAGGCCCATCAGGGCCAGCGTTAACTGGATTTGCTGGTGGTCTGACATACGGATTATCGTACATACGCC